CAACTCAATAGCAGCGTAGATAGCGTCGCGAGTAGCGAAGGTGCTATCAGAAGTGTGAGTGATGGTAACTACGTCAGTGCTAGTAGAACCAGCGCTGTAAGACAATACAACAGTAGTTGCAGTTGCGGTTACCAAATCAATGTTGTCGATGCCAACCAATACCAACCCTGTGGTACTAGCGGAAATTTTAAGAAACTTGCTCATGTTTGTGTTTTTTGTTATGCAAATATAGTTAAGAAAGTTTAGACTTGACAGCTTCTGCAATAGACGCACCTTCTTCACTTTCAAAATAAATGCTCAACAATGATACTGGATCGTCACCTGGTTGAATGTTCATTAACTTACGTTTGTTTCCAGGGATGTTAAACCATATCTCCTTGTTGTTATTACGAAGTGTAAACATTCCTGCGCTAAGTGCTTTTGATGCCATAGCATTGTCTTCCAAGTCTGGATCGTTAGCTAGTTCAATAAACTGTGTAGGATAGTTTCTTGCATACAACATGATATCCCTTTTGAGTTCTGCACTAGTCATCTTGTCTACAGAAGCTCCATAAATAAGTCTTGCTACTGACTCCATGGTTTCAATACTCATAGACCTTGCCATAACCTGTGCATCTAGCTCAATGTTTAACATCTCAATGTCATCGTTGGCTTCTTTCTCTTGGTTTAACTCTCTAAATACTTCTCCGTTTAATGGGTGCAAGTCTAAGAACTTGCCAAGAACTGGATTGTTTGATTGAACGATTAACGCACCATCTTCAAAAATAATTGGCTCTAAGATAGCCTTGTCGTCCTGCTCGTCCTCGAACACAGATTTTTGGTTTCTTGCATAACGAAGTGCACGGTTAGTAGTTCCGTCGAAGTACAATAAAGAAAAACGCTTGGTGTTTCTTGATGGAAGCGCATAAGTAAGTGGCGCCTTGTCTTTTGTGAGTACAAATACTCTGTCCTTTAATTGATTTGATTGTTTCATAATTTGATTTAATTAACGGTACAAATATAAACAAAAAGGGTGAGTACATTGTACCCACCCTTCTGTGATAATCTTAGTTAAGATTAAGCGGTCTTGAACAAGAAGAAGTTGTTCGCGCCCAAGGTGCACAATGCACGCTCAGACAAGAAGTTAACTCTCATTGCATCCAAATCGCTAGTAGAAGCACCACCGGCAGAACCAGTAATCCAAGTCTTGTAGCGACGGTTCTCAGTTTCGCTAGCGCGGTAACGAACGTGCAAGAAAGGACGCTTAGCGTTCTTACCCATCACCATGTCGTAAACGCTAGTAGAACCAGCAGGAACCAACACACCATTTACTTCACCACCAACGATACCACCACGCAAAGTTGCGTCGTTCAAGTATTTCCAGTCGGTCTTGTAGAAGTCATAGCCACGCTTGAAGCCTTTGAAGCCCAAGTTCAATGCCATGTTTTCGTCGTTGTTGAACACACCGTAGCTAGTTCCGTTAACGCCGTAGCTGTTTTGAGCAGCCAACATATCGTCGATATCGAAACCAAAGTTACGGTTAACGAACAACATGTTTTCTTGGATAGAACCTTGCTTGTCCAAACGCTGAATGATAGCGTCGAAGTCAGCCAAGGTGCTAGGGTTACCACCACCCCAAACGTTTCCACGCTGTTCGATAGTGTAGAACAAACCGTCGGTACCCTTGTTTCCTACGTCACCGGTAACTGCAATAGCACCAGAAGCAGTTTCAGCAGGAACACCTTCGATCATAGCCATTTCCAAGTAGTCCTCGAAACGCAAACGAGTCTCATGCTCAGACTTGATGTACCACAAGTAGCCAGTTGCACCATTTTCAGTAGTAACTTCTACCCATCCGATCTGAGCCATGTCAGAACCAGATACTTCGTAGTTGTCCTTGATGATGATAGGGCTGTTGTCGAAGATGTCGTCTTGAGCTTCCAAAGAACCTGCCATTCCGTTGGCACCTTTTTTGAATTCAGAACCGTAAACGAATGCAGTGATGTCATTGTTTCCGCTATCAACGATAGTACCACCAGCAGCAGCATAGTAAGCTACAGTGAAAGTCAAACCAGAAACTGCAGTAATGATAGCTCTGTCAGCAGCGGTAGACACGTTAGAAGACAAGAAAACTGTCTGACCAACACGGAAATTACAAGCAGTAATTCCAGCATCAGCAACAGTCAATGTAGCAGTGTCGTTACCAGCACCGTAAGCAATAGAGCAAGCTCTGTACTTAGTGTGCAAACGACCTTGTTCTGCCCATTTGATCAAGTCAGAATTAGAAGGCATCTCAGCACCTACTTGGCGCAAGAAAGATGCGATAGAGCGATTACCATAACGCTCGAATTCTTTCTCGTAAGTATCAGGAAGATACTGATTCAAGAAATCGAAGTTGGTAATGTAGTTTGAAGGCAAAGTTGCCTTTACGGATGAGGGGGTTATAGCAAACCCGGGACTCACTTGAACTGATCCAGCCATAGTTTTGTTTTTTTAGTTTTTTGTTTTTTGTTATCTGTTACTCATTTTTATTTTGAGCCCGCTTCCGTGGTCAGAATCTAACGCGACAACTTTGAAACCAGTGGTAGGTGTTAGCTGTGGTGTCGACCGCATATCCATCTGGATATTCTTTGACTCCTTTGCTACGCTGTCTACCGCTGCGGCCATGCCTTGCTCATAAAAGTGCTTGGCAAAACCGTCTGGGTTCATCGCTACTGCGATAGCTCTGTGATATGCAGCTGGGTCTTTAATGAATCCTTTCTCGTCTAAGAAAGAACCAATAAACTTGCTTACGTCAGATTGAGCCTTCTTCAGTTGTTCTGGACTGCCAGGTTTAAACGAGAGAGACTTATCGTCGATCTTAAATTCAAAACCTTTGAACTGATCGCTGAAAAGCTCGTCTGTCTTCTTAGCAAAGAACTCTGAGCGCTCTAACTGAGCCTTCTGCACCTCCTCGGATTCTTGAGCATACCTTTTAAAGTCCTCGTACATACTTTTCTCTTCGTCAGAAACTAAGCCACCCCTTGACTCAAGAGGCACCTTGTACTGTTCCTTCAGCTTGTTGAAGTAGTCCTTGGCCTTTGCAAGATCTTTTTTCATTGCTAGCTTTTTCTTCTTAACGTCCTTTGGGTCGTCAAGGTCTTCATCAAAGTCGTACCGAGTCTCGATTTCGTACTTTACGTCTTCGTCGTCATACTCTGGATTCTCCTGCTTGATGAATTCAGCTAGCAGTTGATTTGCAGGAACCTCATCGTAGTTCTTATTCAGCTGAATAAAATCTTCGATTCCTCGTCCGGTCTCTTTCTTATACTTCAAGAACGCAGACACGTCTTCTGGCAGTTCCTCCGCCTCTTTTCTCGCTTCGAACAAATCATCAACTGAGTTGATTTCTTTGTTGTACCGATTCTTTAAATATGTAAGAACGTCTGTATCTTCTAGCTCCTTGACTTGCGTCTCGGTGCTTTCGATCTTTTCTGTTGTTCCGTCAGGCGCCACAATTGTGGTCTCTACCGGGACTTCTTCTGACGATAAGCCATGCTTTTCGTCATGCTCTTTTAGAAGTTGCTCTTCTACTTCTTGAACAGACTTCTGCTCTTCGAAGGCCACTTCCTTCACTTTGAATTCATTTTCCATATAAGATTTGATTTTATTTCACAAATTTACGAATAAATGTGACACTCTATTTTGGCTCAAATGACGCTAGGTCAAAGCCATCAAGTGTGTCTTCATTTGATTCGAAATCAACCGGTGGCAAATTGTTTTTTCTTTGCTCGATCAATTTTGATTGCTGTGTATTCTGAATAGAGATGCGCTTGTCTTTAGCTTCCTCCTTCATTTTTTCTTTGTCGTTAATCAGCTCTGCGTCAACACCCTTCAGCTGCATGTTCATCTGGAACTCTTGCTGCATTAATTGCAACTTAATCTGAGCTTCCTGTTGCATTGTCTGAACTGAGAACATTGACTCGGCCTCCTTGATTCGGATCTTAGACTGTGTCTCTGCTTCGATCTGTGCCATCTTGGCCTCGGCTGCTGCCTGTGTTGCTGCGATGTTAGACTGAGACTGGAACTGAGACATCATCTGCTGCTTCTCCATGTCCTTCTTCTCCTTGTCCTTGCGCTTAACCTTCAACAACTGATTGGCAACCTTCAAGTTTTTGATTTCACGAATGTCGATCGCATCTTCAAGGCTGATCTGATCACGACTCAATGCCATCTGGATATTTGCCTCAAGCTGCTGCTTCTCTTCTTCGTCAGGAGAAACCTCGATGAAGATACCAAAGTCGTGCAAGTAAAGGTCCTTGATGCTGTCTAGAATCTGGATGTTATACTTACCAATCTGGTTGGCAAACTCCTCACGGAACTCAGCGTACTCCAAGATGTCAGAGATACGACAAGACAATGCCTCAGACAACTTACGGGTAATGAATATACCACCGTCAAGAATGTGACGAGTTGCAGTGTTTGAATTGGCAGCTGCGAGCTTCTGTACGCCAACCAAAGCATCTGCGCTAGGCATAGACCCGTCGCGTGCCTCGTTAAGCCCTGTAACATCGCGTAGCATTCCCATGTACTGGTTGTAAGCTGCGATCAAGCTAGAGATTTTACCCTGTGCTGCACTATGGTTAAGTTCCTGGATTGGTACACGTGCGTTGTTGAACTCGCCGTCCTGTGTATAACTGCGTCCGATTACGCTACCAGTTTGGAAGTACATGCGTAGTGCGTCCTCTGGATTGTAAGCGGCACCGTTACCAAGGTCAACCTCGTTAAGTCCATCGGCGTCAATAAATACACCATCGGGGACCATCTTGGTCAACACCTGTTGCAACTTAAGGTGAGTCATCTGGATCAAGTCAGCGAATGCTGTCATTCTGCGACCCAAAGACTCAATGGCTCCCTTGTACATACGAGGTGCAACCATTACGTAGTTTGAGTACGCGTACTGTGACGCAG